GCTGGTTCGCCCTCAGGTATCACGATCAGTTCTCGATCGAGGAGTTCACCGACTACAAGATCGCTGTTCAAGAGATTGGGCAGCCTAGGGTCTACGACACGTTCGTAGAAGTCTGCGCCTCCTTCGGCATCCTGTACATGGATGTCATCCAGTCGTGCTACGAGAAGACCGAGGTGTGGCCTGTGGGCAAGCACTTCCGGTTCTGCTAACGTAGTATGATCTCTCGCGAAAATATCGCGGCATATAATAGAAGGGACAGGATACAGCTTTTAACGTTCCCTTAACTTTTCGGAAGGAGGCGGTGTGCTAGAGAGCACCTACCAGGGATACCTGATCAGAACACTGAAACAGCTTTTACCGGGGTGTATCGTTCTGAAGAACGACACCTCGTACCTGCAAGGGTTCCCTGATCTGACCATCCTCTACCGAGAGATGTGGGCCGTCCTCGAGGTGAAAGCCTCGATTGACTCCCCCGTCCAGCCGAACCAGGAGTACTACATCCACATGCTGGGCCAGATGTCCTTCGCGGCCTTCATATTTCCAGAGAACGAGGTGGACGTGCTAGATGGACTTCAACAGGCATTCGAATCTGCTGGGGCAGCACGCCTTCCTCTCGGCTAGCAACTACCACTGGATCAACTACGACCCTGATAAACTGGACAGGGTCTTTCGTTCGGCCCAGGCTGCTCAACGAGGAACAGAGCTTCATGCTTTGGCGCACGATCTGATTCGGCTCGGAGTCAAGCTCCCCCGAAACACGAAGACGTTGAATCTCTACGTCAACGATGCCATCGGATTCCGGATGACGTCTGAAGTTGTCTTGTACTACTCGGACAACTGCTTCGGCACTGCAGATACCATATCCTTCCGAAGGGACTTACTTCGAGTCTCCGATCTCAAGACTGGAATCACGCAATCGTCTGTGCATCAGCTCGAGGTCTATGCCGCTCTGTTCTGCCTAGAATATAGGTTCAAGCCTACGGAGATTGGCGTCGAACTTCGAATCTACCAGAACGACGGCGTTACCCTATTCGAGCCAGATCCCGACTCTATCGCGCATATCATGGACAAGATTGTTTCGTTTGACAAACGAATCAACGCGCTTAAGGAGGAGGACCAGTTGTGATTATTGAGGAGGGCGAATTCTTGACGCATTATGGTACTCCTCGCCACTCTGGCCGTTACCCGTGGGGTTCTGGTGGAGATGAGGGTGGGAGTCAGCGGAACAAGGCGTTTCTCGACTACGTGGCAGATCTGCATCGTCAGGGTCTGTCTGATGTCGAGATCGCTAAAGGTCTAGAGATGACAACGACCGAGCTCCGCGCGGCCAAGTCTATCGCCAAGACAGCGCAGAAGCAAGCGCAGATTGCTATGGCGCAGCGTCTGCAGGACAAGGGATATTCCAACGTCGCTATCGGGCGTCGTATGGGATTGAACGAGTCCACTGTTCGATCTCTTCTGGCTCCTGGTCAGAAGGACAAGTTGGATGTTCTGCAAGCCACGGCGTCGATGCTTCGTGATCAAGTCAACAAGTACGAGTATATTGACGTCGGCAGTGGTGTCGAGAATCACATTGGAATCAGCCAGACGAAGTTGTCCACAGCTCTTGCGGTTCTCAAGGAAGAGGGATATCGAGTCCACACAGTTCAGACTCCTCAGATGGGAACCAACAAGAAGACCCTGGTCAAGGTTCTCACTCTTCCTGGAAGAGAATATAGGGACGTCAACGCGAACCGGGACAAGATTCGTATCCCTAACCAGAAGACCATTGACGGGGGACGAACCTATCTCGGCATGAAGCCTCCTATTTCTATCTCTTCGAAACGTGTTGACGTTCGATGGGCAGAAGACGGTGGAACCGATGCTGATGGCGTTATCTATGTTCGCCCAGGGGTCAAGGATGTTTCTCTTGGCGGAGCAAGGTACGCTCAGGTTCGCATTGCAGTAGATGGGACACACTATCTCAAGGGCATGGCCATCTACAAGGACGACCTTCCTGATGGTGTGGATCTGGTCTTCAATACGAACAAGAAGCGATCGCCCAACAAACTCGACGCCATGAAGGAACTGAAGCGAACCAAGGATGGGAAGGTCGACGAAGACAACCCGTTCGGTGCCGCTATCGACATGACCGGACAGATTCTAGACCATAACGAAAACGTCACCTCTGTAATGAACAAGGTGAACGAAGAAGGTACTTGGGAAACCTGGTCTAGGACACTGTCCTCTCAGATGCTCTCTAAGCAAAGCCCCAGACTTGCTAAAGAGCAACTCGACATGGCATACGAGCGGAGAAAGAACGAGTTCGATGAGATCATGTCTCTTACGAACCCGGCTGTTCGTCGAAAGTTGCTTGAGGCCTTTGCAGATGGATCTGATTCTGCAGCAGTACACCTGAAGGCTGCGGCTTTGCCAAGGCAGGCGTCTCATGTCATTCTGCCTGTTCCTTCAATGAAGCCTACTGAGGTGTACGCCCCGAACTACAACAATGGGGAAAGAGTCGTTCTCATTCGTCATCCTCACGGAGGAACGTTTGAGATTCCCGAGCTTGTTGTCAACAACCGTCACCCAGAGGCCAAGAAGTTGCTTGGTGGTGCCAAGGATGCTATTGGTATCCACCCTAAGGTTGCCGAGCGACTCTCTGGAGCGGACTTCGATGGGGACACAGTTCTAGTCATTCCCAATAATCACGGGAAAGTCAAGACCTCGCCTCCATTGGCAGGACTCAAGGACTTCGACCCAAAGCGAGAATATCCGCCTTATGATGGTATGAAGACCATTGATGGTGGATCGTACAACGCCAAGACTGGTAAGGTTGACTATCCTAAGGGTAGAACACCATCCAGTCGAAAGGGTTTCGAGATGGGCGACGTCTCGAACCTGATCACAGACATGACTATTCGAGGAGCCAACCCTGACGAGATTGCGAAAGCAGTCCGTCACTCCATGGTTGTTATCGACTCCGAGAAGCATCATCTCGACTACAAGAAGTCTGCACTCGACAACGGGATCCTTGGTCTTAAGAAGAAGTACCAGACCTATCCCGGGAAGACAGGTCTCGGCGCGTCTACTCTGATCTCTCGAGCAACTTCGAGAAAGGACGTCCCTCTTCGTAAGCCTACCTATAGGGTTGACCCTGTTACTGGTAAGAAGATCTACCAGGAGACAGGAGACTCTTATACAGACTCTCGAGGAAAGACGGTTCTTAGAACTCAGCGTTCTACGAAGTTGGCTGAGACTAATGATGCGCACACTCTATCCTCTGGAACTGTGATAGAGAAGATCTACGCAGACTACTCGAACAAGGCGAAGTCTCTTGGTGATCAGGCTCGTCTTGCACTGGTTCATACGAAGAGCACTCCTCACTCTAGTTCCGCAGCTAAGGCGTATGCTTCTGAAGTAGCCTCCCTAGATGCGAAGCTGAACATCGCTCTCATGAACCGCCCCCTCGAAAGACAAGCCCAGATCCTTGCAAACACCCAGCTGTCTGCAAGGAAGGCTGCCAATCCAGACATGGATGACGCAGAAATCAAGAAGCTGAAGTCTCAGCTGCTTACAGAGATGCGTCGTAGGACTGGCGCCCAGAAGCAACAGATCCAGATCACAGATGCAGAGTGGGATGCAATTCAGGCTGGCGCTATTACGAACAACAAGTTGACCCAGATCCTGAACAATGCAGACCTCGATCGAGTCAAGCAGTTGGCAACTCCCAAGACTGAGGTGCGTATGACTGCGACTAAGCGTAGGCGTGCAGAGTCTATGCTGTCGCTAGGGTACACCCAGGCTGAAGTGGCTTCTCAACTAGGCGTCTCTGTGTCCACCCTTAAGAAGAGCCTTGCTGAGTAGGAGACAAGATGGCTGTGCACATGCTAACGACTGTGGACAACCCTTACGATCCGTTCACTCAGTTCGATGAGTGGTACGTATACGACACCTCCTCAGGGTACAACACCTTGGGGTTCCTCGCAAGGGTTGCTCGAACATCACATGAGTTGTCTGATGCAGATCACAGCGCGGCTCTCGAATCAGCGATCGACGAAATCGTTCGAGAAAATGTTCTTGGCATTTATCGAAAGGTTGAAGAACCGCAATCGAATGCCGCATAGATCAGA